TACCGGGCCCAGCATGAGCAGCATGCCACCGACAAAAAGAAGAAGACCATAGACCGCTTGGTGGTTGGATGGCTTTACGGTCAACGCACCCGAGTCGTCATCAAAGTAGAGGTCCCCATTGCGCCAAACACTGCGCAGCTCGCGCGCGGTGAAGTTATGTTTCATGAGCAACGGCTCCAGCGCCTGACGGGCTGGGCGCGAGCACTCGATACCAGTCTCAGCCTTGAACTTCTTGTGCAGCGCGATCTCGCGCCAGATATCGCCATCATCGGTCACTACGCTCAATGGCGGCGGGTTGACGTTGACCTGCACATGTACATCGTTGCTATGGATATCCCGCCCTGCCAGTTGTTCAGCGTTTCCCTGAACCACCTGTTTTTGTGGTTTCTCCGACTTCAATTTTTACATCCTTCTGGTTGATGACATCCCCGGTGACCTGCTGGGCGACGGAGCCGTGTACGACTTGTTTTGTTTTTGATTTAGCCGGCGCGCTGCCGCCTTGCAGGGCGCCGATCGCGGCGGCCTTGACGGCGAGCGGGGCGGCGCGGAAGGCCTCCAAGAGCTCCACTTCGTCGCGGGTGAGGGCCTGGGCGCTGCGCTGGCCGGTGATGATGTATTGGATGTCGGCGCCGGCGGCGGCGAATTGAAACAACACGTCACCGCCTGGTGCCGCCTTTCCGCGCTCATACCTTCCCCATATCTCACGGCTCACACCGCATAGCGCGCTAGCCGCAGCCTGAGACAGATCAAGCCGTGACCGCTCGGCCTCTAGCCGAGCGGCACACACGGAAGAAAAATTCTCTCCATTGCTTGACATGAGAACTTAAGTTCCTATAATCGCATTCATACACAGCTACGCACCGCTTAACAGCGAACACCGGAAAGGAGTCCACCGTGACCAAGGCACAAGCCAACCAGATCAAGCACCGGCTACGGCAAGAGGGCCACACCCTCAAGTCGTGGGCCGAGGCCAACAACTTCAAATACCGCGACGTCTCCGACGTGGTGCGCGGCTTGCGCCGTGGCTACTTCGGCGTCGGACGCTCCATCGCCATCAAGCTCGGCATCGATCCGGATGCCGAACAACTCGCCGCCTGAGCCCGCCATGGCCATCACGTCTTCCCACCCTCGATCAGCCCCCGGAACCAGTCGGGCGTTGCCGCGTTACCTGGCGATGGCGGAGGCGCGGATGGCGGCGCATCAAGCCGCCCATACTTGGCCAGCCATTGCGCGCCAGCTGTATCGCGCTCTTCTTCTGGCAGTTCGTCGAACGCTTGGCGCATCTGCTCGGCAAGCTGATCGATCTGGATTGCCCCGCTGAAAAGCAAGAGCGCGATGAGCCTATCCATCAGCTTCCCCATCGGATCTGAAACCTCTTGGCGAATCATGTCCGCCATCAGCTCGATCAGCATGCCCCGTTCTTCGGTATCCATTCCACCCACCTATCCGTTTTGATCAAGGAACCCACCATGACCCGCATTCAACTTTCCAAGCTGCGCACCCTGCTGCAGCGGCACCAGTTCCCCGCTGTAGGCGTGCGCGCCTCGCTGCACGGCGGCTGGTTTATTCAACGTGCTGTTTGAGGTTGCCATGATCACTGGTCATCCTGACGAAATTCGGCAGATTGCCGAACAGGGCAAACGGATAACAACTCGTCTTGCCGCACTGTTACAGGCACGCCATGAGGCCCGCGTCCAAGCAGCCCAAGCAAAACCTCACGGGAATCGTTCTGAACCGCCCGCGTCAGCTCATGCTGATCCGGCAGGCCATACAGCGTATCCAGGTCAGTGAGCAACTCAGCCATGTCCATCCCACTGTCGATACACGCCCGCCTGACAACAGCCGCAATGACGCTATGTAGCCCGGCCATCAAGGCCGCTACTTCTTCTCTGTCGCGCGCATCCATGACCTTCTCCTTTTTTCCGATAGTACGCCCCGAATTGTATGCGCGGCAATGCCTTTGCCTAGACGCAAAGGCCGGCCGCGTTTGCACCCCACCCGAAGGAGCCCCCCGCAAATGACCCGTAAGAATTGGAAGAAGGTCAACCCCCGCTCGCTGCGCGAGGCGATGGAGCTGGCCAAGGAATTCGCCCTGACCCGTCACAACCGGGGCATCGAGCGCATTGCCGAGCTGGCCGGCGAGGAGTCGCATTGGACCGTGTACGGCTGGCTGCGTGACGGCAGCATTCCCGGCAAGAAGATTCCGGCCTTTCAGCACGCCTGCGGCTGCGACTTCATCACCCGCTGGCTGGCGCATGGCGATGGCAAGCTGTTGATCGACATTCCACCTGGCCGACAGGTGGCCGCCGAGGACGTGCAGGCCTTGCAAGGCACGCTGAATGTCGCTGTGGGCGCGCTGCTGGGCTTTGCCAGCGGCCGGTTGGATGCCGACGAGGTGGCCGGCGAGATCAATGCCGCCCTGGAGGCCCTGGCCTGGCACCGCGAGAACATCACCAAGTGTGATCAGCCCGAGCTGGGGTTTGACCATGACTGAGCACGCCCGCCCGCCACAGGCCAGCCTGACCACCTTGAAGGTGTTGCGCCTGTTGGAAAAGCATTTTGCCTATGGCCTGGCGAACAAGGACATCGCCGAGGGAGCGGGCATCAGCCAGAGCCAGGCCATCCACCACGTGGCGGCCTTGATCGAGGCCGGCTATGCCGAGCGCATTCCGGAGACCGGGCGGCTGCGGCCTTCGGTGCGGTATGCCCAGGCGGCGGTGACGATCATGCGCGAGGTGGACCGCGCCGCCGGGCGCTTTACCGAAATTCAATCCCGTTTTCACACCCTATGAGGTAGACCATGGCACGACCCAAAACCCCTTCCCCACACGACCTGACCCCCATCGAGCCGTCGCCGGCCTTGCCGGCGCTTTCGGCCGAGGTGAACCAGATAAACCATAACGTGCTGGCCCTGGCCGACCAGCTGGGCTACGACGGCAGCCTGACCGTGGGCGCGCTGGAAGACGAGATCCGTTTCTACCAGCGCCGCAGCGTGGAGGCCCTGCTGGCAGTCGGCACCCGCCTGCTGTTGCTCAAGGAGATGACGCCACATGGCGAGTTCACGCGCCGGGTTGAGTTACTTGGCTTTGCTGATCGCACGGCAAGGCGCTTTATGCAGGCCGCCTTCAAAACTTCCAAATCGGCCAATTTGGCCGTTTTGTCCAACCAGGTAGACAGCGCAAGCAAGTTCCTGGAACTGGTCACGCTCGATGACGACGACCTGGAAGCGCTCAAGGAAGGCGGCACCGTGGCCAACCTGACGCTAGATGATGTCGAGCGCATGAGCGCCAGCGAGCTCAAGTCCGCACTGCGCGAAGCCCGCGAGAACGAGCAGGCCACAGGGCGCTTGTTGCAGGAGAAGAACGCCAAGATCGACGAGCTGGCGACGGCGGCAACCCGCAAGCCGGCGGTGGTGGACCTGTGGGACGCCCGGCTGATGGGCGCGACCAACGAGATCGGCCAGATCGGTACCGTCGCCGATGAGGTGTTGGGCAAGCATGTGGCCTTCATCGACCTGTGCGAGTCGTTGGCTGACCACCTGGACCCGGCGGCGGCGAACTACCGCGACAAGCTGGAGCAGGCCCGCGTACCCATCGCCCGTCTGGGCGACCAGATCGAGCGCTTCGCCCATGTGGTGGCGCGGCTGCGCTTTGAGTTTGAGACCCGCGTGGGTGGGTATCTGGACAAGACTCACATCCTGACGGCTGACGACGCGGAGTAATCATGCCCATCAACCCCGACCTGCGCGATTACCTGGCCGACGTGGCCCGCCGCCTGGATGCCGCCGAGCACGGGCAGGCGGGGGCGATTGTCAACGCGACCTGCGATTACCTGGGCTGGAGCCCTGCCCGGCTGTACAAGCGGCTGCGCGCCGTTGGATGGTCTTCCGGCCGCAAGGCGCGATCCGACAAGGGGACGACAAGCGTGCCGGAGGCCTCGCTGCTGATGTTGTCGACGGCACAGCGGGAGAGCCTGCGGGCCAACGACAAACAAATCCTTTTCACGCCTGATGCGGCGCAGATTCTGGCTGCCAACGGGGTCGACCTGCCGGTGAGCAACAGCCGTCTGAACCGGCTAATGCGCGACCGCAAGATGAACGTGGGCGCCCAGCGCCAGGCCGGCGCGGTGCAGACCCTGCGCAGCGAGCACCCGAACCATGTTCACGAGGTCGACCCGTCGCTGTGCGTGCTGTATTACCTGAATGGCAAGCAGGCCATGATGGATGATGACCAGTTCTACAAGAACAAGTTGGAGAACTACGCGAAGGTGAAGCTGAAGGTGTGGCGCTACGTGCTGTGGGACCACGCCAGCAGCTTGATCGCCGTGCGCTATTACGAGGCGGCGGGCGAGAACCCGGCCACGCTGTATGAATTTCTGATGTGGGCCTGGGGCCGGCAGCCCGGGCGCGAGTTCCACGGCGTACCGCGCATCATGCTGTGGGATAAGGGTAGCGCCAATACCAGCGCGTCGATCCGCAGCCTGTGTGAGGCTCTGGAGGTGGAGCACAGGACCCACAAGGCCGGCGCGGCGCGGGTGAAGGGCGGGGTCGAGGGCAGTAACAACCTGGTGGAGACCAAGTTTGAATCGCGCCTGAAGTTCGAGCCGGTGGACAACGTGGAGCAGCTCAACGCCGCTGCCCTGGCCTGGCAGAACGCTTTCAACGCCGACTTGATCCCGCGCCAGGATAACCGCCTGGTGCGC